GAAAGATCTACCGCGCGCCCGGTGGCGTGCACACTTAGCGATTCGGAGCCCCTCATATTTCTCACGCCGTAGCTTCCGTTATTCCAGAAGGCTCCGTCGCCGTATTTGATCGCTTGTCGGATCCATTCGTCCATGCCCTGTCGAGGGCCAGCTGCGGCTCCGTCGGAGTTCCCTGTGTAGGGGCGACTGTTCGGGACTTTAGGATTTGCTGGAATTACTGTCACGACCGAAAGCCTTGTCTGATGGATTAGCCCATCGCATAAGTGGCGGTAGGAGTGCTGCGATGGCGGCTTTGCCTAGATCGCTTGGTGAGGTGTTGCCTGTCATGTAGACCGCGAGCACTGCTGCGATCACTGACCGTCCGTAACTTGATAGGAGTGCTTTAAGATTTTTCATGGTTTATGACATGCCCGTCTATTTTTTGTTCTATGCGACCTAACGCTTTGTATGTATCGGCGTGTTCTTTGCGTGAGGTTTTGTCGGCGCGGTTAATTATTGCGACTAAGACGGTAAAGCCGCCTGCGACTAGTGCTACCCATAACGCTTGCATAATCAAACAATAATGTTTTTTTGTTGAATATAAAGTTCACAAATTTTCATGCTGTTCCAATGTCTTCAATCCAAAATTGAAATGGAAATGTTCCACCTGCAGTAAGTGTTGCTGTGCCTGTGCCTGATTGACGCTGGCAGCGTATTTTGCGTGTTATTGACCCTGCGCCTGGTGTAAAAACATGTTCGCCAATAAACGAAACATCAGAAGTGGTGGCTGGACAAGTAATGGATTGTTGCTGAATATTGTTAGCCGCGTCGGTTAAAAGAAAGTTAAAAGTATCAGTTGACACAGTGCTACTAAAAAGACCCATCCAACAAGCCTTGTAAAGTCTGCCTGCAATTGCGGTAAAGGTAATCGTTGCGCCAGTAATGTCAACTTGTGCGGTTATTCCAGTTTGATTAGTTGTAATGTTAATTGGTGCGGCAACTCTGCCGAAAGGCAAATTATTTTGCTGTGTTGCGGTCAAAATTGCGCCGCTAACAAATGTTGTGTTTGGTGATGCCATAATTTATCTCCTTAAAAACTTAACAAATTATTATCAAGAACACCGAAAATGGTGTCATCGAGTGTCATGTATTGATTTCCATCTGTGCTTTCAAAAGTGTAGGAGATTATGTGGTTGCCGGGTGTGATGTTATGGGACACCCCAGAAACGATAAGGGTTTGGGTTTCGGTGGCAGGCGTTCCGACGACAAAGTTTTTGACTACTGTGCAAATACCAGTCAGGTCAAGATTTAAACAGATGTTTTGATTTGCCGTTGAAAGACCTGCCATCTGGGTTGATAATCCAGTGAATCGGAGTACTGGGTTTTGATATTTGCCGAGTAGGTAATTTCCTAATCCAGCTACTTCGGCGGTTGTGTCGTTGAGTAGATCAAGCAAATTGTAGTTTTGGGTTTGATAAAGGGCAATGCTGTTTGCGTTGCTTGTTGTTTGAGCTGCACCGGCTGGGGATTGTGTGACGATGTAGTTGTAGAGAAGTTCATCTCCGTATTGGTTAATAAGTGTTTGATAGCCGATTCCTGTGCCAGTGGTGTCGAAGGTGGCTCCCGCAACTGGGTTGAGAACGCTTGATCGACCCTTAAAAGTGAGGGTTCCGTTGGCGGACATGAAGAGATATCCCTGTTCGCTCGTAGTTACCTGTTGCAAATAGTTGAGACAGTTTGTGTCTTGTGTTATTGCGTAGGCGCCAAGCGTTGAAGATCCTGTTCCGATTGATATTGCGCCTTGATAGTTAATTTCCGCATAGCCGAGAACGGTGCTGATTCGTGCACCTGTGGTCTGTGATGATGGGGTTACAGCGTTGAGGGCTTGATTGGCGAGCACCGTGAATTGGTCACTGCATGTCGCATACATTGTGTCTTCGTTGCTGATCGCATAATCCAGATTCCAGTCTTTGACTAGACCTGTGTAGATGGGGATTCCGTTGGCGAGGATCTGCACCGGGCATCGAGGTAGAACGAACGGGTAATAAGGGCTTGCGGTATTGCTCGGGTTTAAGACTTGTGAAGCGTTGTCAAATGCGATTGTCGCTGTGCCAGCGTTGAATTGATCTTGCTCTCGGTTCCGTCCTCGAGTGATGTTCACGGACATCACAAGGCTTGTGAGATCAACCATTGTGATACCGCCAAGGGTTCCCCTGCCAGTCGTGTTGAGAACGCCGTAGGTTGCGTTATCTAGAAGAAATGGGGTTCCGAAGCCTGTAGTCGATTGGAAGCCAACCAAGACTTGCATCGTTGGCGCACTCATGCAGCTGCAAAGACCTGTCCGCTTTGACGCTGTGCCTTTTGGATTGCCTCAATGATTTGTTGCCCAATTTGTGCTGGGGTGGATACAAGACCCGCGTTCACGGTGATATTGATGCCGCCACCGATACCGCTATTGCGTCCCGATAATGGGATGACCGCTTCAGGGCCGCGCTCGCCGATCATTGCAAGCGTTGGCCCTGTCACGATTCCACCGTCTGCCAGATAAGGAATATCTGGTACGGAGAAGCCGTTGCCACCGATTACGGGCACCCATTTAGGAATAGTGAATTCAAGTTTGCCGATTGTGTTATTCCACATTTTGGCAATTCCGTTGAAGAGTGATTTGTAAATGTTGAAGACCCCTGTGAAGTATGTTGTGAGTCCGTTAAAGACCGCTTTACCGCCTGCAAGCATGGCATCAAATACGGTGTCCACGATCTTGCGGACAATGTCAAACTTGAAGTAAAGCGCGACAAGTGCGGCGATGAGGACTGCGATTCCGAGAGTAATGAATCCGACCATTGCGATCTGGGCGGCGGTGAGACTCAATGCAAAAAGAGTATTGACAAGTGTGGCGATTCCGACTGCGGTGTTAAATAGCAAGACTGCTGCCGAGACTCCAGCGATTGCGCCTGCGATAATTAGAAGCGTTTTAGTGTTGTTTTGTGCCCATGAACCAAACTTAATTAAAACGGGAAGAAGAGCTTCAACTGCTGGAAGCAGTGCTGCACCGATTGACTCTTTTGTTTCTGCAAGAGCTATTCCTAGACGCTTCATTCCACCTGATGCAGTAGCGGCTGCGGCGTCAGATGCTCCACCGAATGATCCGCCTAGGACATTCATTACATCTTCCAAAGATGCACCGTCTTTAATCATTGCTTTAATCTCTGGACTTAATGCAGCAAGTCCTTTCATGTTTCCGCCGTAAGCCTTTGCAAGCGCATCGGAGACGGTCGCAAGATCTTTACCTGATCCAGCAGAGATGTCTTGTGCGAGAGCGAGTGCGCGGTTTGCTTCTTCAATGTCTTTGGTTCCTCGGACTAACGAGGCCAGAGCCGGACGAAGCTCACTGTCCGCGACACCAGATGCCAAACTCATCTTCGATATCATGTCCTCGGACGCTTTAATCTGTGCGTCAGTCGCGCCAGTTACATTTTCAAGTGCAAGGGCAAGCTGTACCTGTTCGGCTTGGTCTTCCATTGCCGCCTTGGTAGCACCGACTAGGGCAATTCCAATTCCTGCGATTGCGGCGGCTGCTGGCAATGCAGCTTTCTTCATAGCAAAAGACGCTTTAGCGGATGCGCCCTCAAGCGACTGGAACTCTTTGATTCCTTTTTGAGTGCCTTTGGCATCAAATTCGGAAATAATTGGGATATTTACTGAAGCCATTACTCGACCACATTCCTATCAACTTTGTCCATGACAGTTTCAACGATTCGCCGCATTTCCGACTCGACTGTGCCTTGGTTCTTTTCCATTGCTTTCCACATTACTCTTGATCGCATCCCATATCGCGCCGATAGTGCTTTTCCAAGTTTTCCGCTTGCCGCCATGTCAAAAAGTGTGCCAGTAGATCCCGAGTAGATGATGTTGAAGACGCCAACATTGCGGATCTGTCCACGGAACTCGGAGACTTTTTTGGTGTTTATTTTGGCAGATATTTTTTGCTTGCGTCCTGCTTCCCAAGGAAGCATCTTGAAGCCCGAAGTTGTAGTCCAACTGCGACCCATGCCAGACAGTGGAACGGTGTTAGGGATTAGCATAAGTGCATCATTGATGACAGGTTTTGCCACATTTCTAAAGTCTTTTGCAATCTGATTACGAAGTCCCGGCTCTACAGAGTTGAGCTGCTTGATCGCATCCTTCAGGCCGTAGATCTCGATCTTTGTGTTGAGTCCGTCAGCCATGTCACCTCTTTTTGTTTTGTTTTTCTAGCACTGCGACAATGGTACTTAGATCTCGCGTGTCGAAGGTGTCAGCGTAGAAAGTGGGAGCCCACCCTGTCGCGACTACAA